ATCAATACCGTCAGCACCCTTATCAGATTTTGCTTCTACTTGAAATTCAAGACCTTCAATCTCAACACTCATTGTCTATTTCCCCTCCTTCCCTCTGTTTTTCTTCAAATCGTTTATTAAATTCAACCATCCATGCTCTCATAGCATCCTTGCCGTTCTTCATCTTCTGCTGATTCTGACGTTCCTCAGTTTCCTTGATAGCTTCTATCGTGATAGGGATAGGCTCTTTCATGTATGGGAACGGCTCATGTTTCTCACTCAGAGGATTGAATACCGGGGAAGCGTCAACTAATGCTTCATAGATATACATACCCTGCATCCAGTGGTTGAAGTTCTGTCTGTCTAAATCTCTTTTGTGCTTATCCCGGTAGAACTTAACCATTGCTGCATCCCCATCCCAGTAATCGTGATAGGTCATACCGATGGATAAGTAATACCCGCACTCTTCCTCAAATCTTTCCGTGTAACGAAAAGAGGACGGACGGTTGTTATCACGCCCGTCCCCGTCATTGTCGGTGGACTCCCCCGTTACCACGAAGTCACCCACTCCACGTTTCCCGTCTTTTCATCCGGTTCGTCCATCAGAGACATAATCGGTTCGTTGTACATCTCTGCAAGTTTACCGATAAGACTCTCTTTGTCGGGCATACCCGCAAAAATCTTATCAATATCCTCCTGCTTCACGAACCTGTGATGTGCCTTAAAAGCACCTGCAAACAAAGCAGGAAGAAGAGTCATCGGACGCTTTTCAATGTCATCCGCAACAAACCCTTCCGCTTCCATCTGCTGAATAGTACGTCTGGTGTATTCCAGTGTGTAGTCCTTACCTTCGTAGGGAAAAATAATCTGTTTAGCCATTGCTCTTATCTCCTTTAATTCTTAAAATTAACTGTTCTTACTCTTCCTTGATGACCGTAGACGGTGCAATCGTGATAGACATACCGACTACCTCATTAACCTTACCGCCAGTCACATGAACGGAAAGCTGACCGTCAAAGGAAAACTTACCGTCAGTACCAGTCGGAGTTACAGTACCGTCCTCGTTATCTGTACCGCCAAACCATACGGCATAACCGTCAGTCTTACCTTCCAGTGCTTTCAGTGCCTTGTACTCTGTGTGATCGTAGTTCGCAGGGAACTTCAAACCTTCGTTACCAAGAATACCAAGGATGTAGGTTTTCATACGGTCAGAAGTTGTGGTTGTTTCCAGAAGTTCCGGGTCAGAACCCAGATCTGGGAACTCCGTAATGTCCACAAGTTTCTCATAACTAGACGCTTTCTTGTGCATAAGAAATGTCTTAAATGTACTAATAGCCATTGCTCTTTACCTCCTGTAAAAATTTTCACCGTCCGTTGCTGCTGAGTAACGGGCAATGATTCTGTATATGGTTGCGTCCTCCAAGTTCGGGACTGGCGTAAATGCCAACCGCCTGAAATTCATGGAGAACATTTTTTCATCAATAGCTTTCGCTATAGATTTACATTCCGTTTTCTTACCCTCAGACTTGTTTGAGTATACATTGATCTCAAACATTACAAGGGACATAGCTTCCTTACCGCTTGTGTCCTGCTTGTCAGCAATCGTGCTGTTATCACTCTGAGTAATACTCACATGAGGAAAAGAAGAAGGGGTCTTTGTATATTCGCCCGCTACATTGATTCCCGGAAACTTCTCACGAAGCATCCTCACGATACGGGTATAGACTTCATTTTCACAATCAATCATCTCCGATACACCCTCCTTGCTATTTCCTCAAACTTTTCTTCCAGTTCACGAACTGTGTAATACATACTCATGTTTGCAGGATTACCATAGGTATGAATTTCTCCTGCGTGTTTCCCGGTGGCTATCACCTCACCGTTTGTACCGGGATCACCCTGATATCTCCATCCTTTTTCAAGCCGTCCCAAGCGGTGTCCATAACCGCCATGCTCAAAACCGAACTTCCCTGCTTCCGGGTGGGAATCAGGATATTTCACACCTGTACCGAACTCAATGAAAAGAACGGAACTGCCTATAGCCACTACCGCAGCTTTGTTCTCTCCCCTGCTTTCAACCGATACTGAAACATCATTCGTACCATCATAGGTAGCTGACTGAAACTTTGCTCTGGAAATCTGCATCCCTTCATCAGCAAGGGCTTTCACAAATTCCTGAGTCTTTTCTTTCAGCCACTTCTTATAGTCCTCTAGTTCCTTTATCGCATTGTCTATGCTCTGTTCGGTAAGCTGAACTTTGATAACCTTGTTACTCATGAGACTTTCACCTTTGATACTGCATAAGAGATCGTATTAAGAGACTTCGCAACCCGTTTTACGGTATAGTCGAAAGCAGGCTTTCCCTGCCGATAGCCCGGCTTACTGTCCACAAACAGGACTGTGTTTTCGTCTATTGGACAACTCATGTCATCCGTAATCAGAACCTTGTCATAACTGTCCAAGTTACCGAACATATTCACCTGTGCATACCCTGTAGCGTGTGACACACTGCACATCAGCTTCACAGGTCTTTCATACAGAACCCGGTATTCACTTGTCTCATTCCCATCTTCATCAAGAAGCGGTTCTTTTCCCTTATACAGACAGTAGTAGATTGCTGTCTGATTCCGTTTCATCAGTCTCATTACAGCACCCCCGCTACTGGTGTAATTGCTCTAAGGAGAGAAGGTGGGATATCTCCGTCCTCATAGGTACGAGACACTCCATTCTCAATGTGGCTTACTTCACCCTCTGCTCCACGTTTATTTATCATGTACGCTGCAATCTCTACATGGACTGCATCATATTTCATCGGTACTTTGCTTACGTTCGCATACGGATATGCTCTTTGCAGCACCACCTTCTCAGCAAGACTGAGGTAAGTGGACAGTACGTCTTTGTCCTCTTCATCAGTCATGCTTTTCAGCATCTTCAACTTCATGTCGGTAGTCATACCGTCCACCTCCTTTACTCTTTACTGTTAGGCGTTCGCCGTCTTACCAATATCAGCAGCGTTAGCCACAAATACGGAACGGCTGTATGCAGGCTTCTCAAAGGTCTTAGAGATACCAGTGAACTTACCGTGATACCATTCAGGACCATGATCCAGACCGATCTGACCGAAAAGCTGATACTTCTCACCCGCACCAGTCTTAGCAAGCGGTTCAAGGAAGAAGTTACCCTTACCCGGAACAGGCTGATATACAGGTGCAAGCACATCAAGGTTCAGAAGCATTGCAGTACCCGCAGGTAAGCACTCACCCAGATAGAGGTAAACCACTCCGATAGGAGTTACCACACTGGAAAGAGAGATACCGTTGATCTCACGGGCAGCAGGTACAACAGTAAGACCATTCTGAACGGCATCAGCGTTGATCTGGAACAGAGTCACAGCATCACACCAGAGAACCAGTCCATCAGTCGGGGCGTTCGCACCGTAAATCTTCTTAACCATGTCGGCAATGTCCCACAGACCCAGAGGTTTGTTGCTCAGTGCCATAGTGTTAGAAGTAATAGCAGAAACAAGACCACGGGTCTTATTAACTTCTGCATCCGTAGTTGCCTTATTGTAAGTACCATTGATGAAAGTGTACTCAATATCACGGTTCACCTTCTGAATCTTAGCTGCAACCTGAAAATCCAGTTCGGAAATCGGGTTTGCCTGCTGATTCGCAATGTTGATACCGGAAAGAGTACCCATATTACTCTGCTTTGCATAAGAGATACCAACGGACTCCATAAAAATCTGAGTTACGTTAGTTTTCTGCTCACGCTTAGTAACAGATGCGTCCGGTGCAGTCAGAGATTTAGTCTCAGAAATCTCAGGCTGAGAACCAGTGCCACCGGAGGTATACTCCTGACCTGTCACGAACTCTACATGATTGGTAGTTTTGGCTTTAGAGCCGATAATAGAACTAAGCGGGGTTCTAGTGTTACCCTTGTTAAAAAGCATACCGGAGTAGTTCAGGACTCCGAAGCTAGTTGCAAATGTATCTGGCATTGTTATTCACTCCTTTTATTATTCTGTCTGATCGGCAGTGTCCTGTGCCGCCAGACGTGTATAGTAGGCAACTGCGGTCATATCTCCGCTTGCCTGTGCTTCTTCGATTTTCTTCTGATAATCCATGCCACCAGTATTCTCAGAACCCGCAGCAGGTCTGGGAGTACCCTTCATCTTTTTGGCAAGAATATCTTTCTCTCTGGCTTCAAGGTATTTAGTCTGATTCGCCATAACCTTGTCCATGTCACCGTCTACCATTGCCGTAGCAGTGTCATCAGCAAGTTTTTCATCATAGCCCATAGCCAAAAGTTTTGCTTTCTTCTCTGACAGTGCGATAGAACGTTTGAGGTCTGCGTTCTCCTGTGTCAGCTTGTCCATCGTTGCTTTCTGTTCAGCGGCAGCAGCTTCATCCTCACTCTGCTTACCTCTCAACTGTTTCTTGTAGTCAGCAGCTTCCGAATTGGCTTTAGAAAGCTGTGCTTTCAGGCGGTTCACTTCCGCTTCATTGTCTTTCGCTCCTGCACCCGCACTCTGCAATGCAGTGGAAATCTCTTCCTCAGTCATACCTTCTTTATAGGCATCCCCAAGCAAATCACTTAAATAACTCATAATAGTCCTCCTTGCGTTTATAGGTGTTCCCTCACCATGATTTCCGTTTTATCCTCTTGTCTGAGTTTGCGTTTTGTAGGTGTTCCCTCACCATGTATGTAAAGGAAGCAGATCACTCTTCCTCTGCATCAATGTGTAGTTCCACGGTGCATCGGCAGTTCACATTGTTCTCAGCTTTTGTAAACCCTCCGGGGTAAGCTGCATGATCTCCGTCAAATGTCCAAAACTCTTCGTCCAGAGATACCGAAGCACCTTCCAGATAACGATGCGTTTCCCGCACCTTGTCATCCATGACCGTGTACCAATTCTTTGTCACTCCATATCCAACACTGGACTGGTACTGGTGTCCTCCATCCAGAACCGCAGCGTTATATACTCTGTGAAATTCAGATTCAGCAAGAGTCTGTAGACCCTGTAAATCTCCTGAGAGGACATGATCTGCAACCCTGTCCTCAAATGTCTTACCGTCAATCATCAGGTAGATGACTTCATCCATGCTTCTCACATCCACGGTCAGATCATAAGCAAGCATCTCCGAAGCGGCTTGTACGCCTTTCCGGTAGGCATTTATGAGCAGTGACAAAATGTCATCTGCTATTTGACTGACCTGTACGGTCTGATCCTCTGTAGTTTCGGAAGCGGTGTTATAACTGACAGCGGTAAGGGCATTGATTTCATCAAACGCCATAATGTAATTTGAAAGTGTCTTTTTATTCATGACAAAATAAAAAGGGACTATGAGTTGTTACACTCACAGTCCCATTGGACTCACCAGAACCTTTGTCCCGGCGTTACTCTTTCATCTTCATTTTTCGTTTGATTTCTACAATGGTGATCTTACCCTGCTCAATCAGTATTTCCACTCTGCTCCCGTGTTTCAGCAGACTTTCCATCTGCTCCACCATTTCCTTCGTTATTACCGGAGTCATCGTCATTCCCCTCCTGTTTCATTCTTTGCTGTTGCTCAAACAACTCTTGTGCCTTTTGCTCCTGTTCCTCTGCATACTCAGCACTTAATGTGTATGCAAGGTCAGAATCTACAAACAATCCACAATGCTCAAAAGCAAGACGTGGATGGATTTTGTTATTTTTCAGCATCAGATCAAGCACCTGTGCCTTTTGAAGAATGTTTTCGTAGTTCCTTCGTGTGAACCGGATTTCTACGTTGCACACCTTCAAGTCCATATCGGCAAGAGTGCGGCAGATGTTCAGAACCACCTTCAAGAAAATTCTCTCAGACTTCTTAAACATCAACTCACTGTCCTTTGCTCTGGCTTCGGCAGCAGACCAACCATCACGCATGATGACGGCAGAACCCGTATCGGATGTAGAAGAACCGCCATTACGGTTCGGCATACCACAGATGGTAAGCACTGTCTGATACATATGGTCTACCAAAGTCTGAGTCTCACCCTGATTGAGATTACTTACAAGGTAGTTAATCTCAGCTTTCAACTGAGGATCAATGTCTTTAAACTTGATTGCCCCTCTTTCCCGGAGTTCGTCAAAATCTTCGGAACTGATATCTACGTTGTGGAATAGCATCAATGCCTGAATGAACTGCTCCACTCCGTCCAAACGGTTACTGTCCGTCAGGTTGATTGCATCCAGAAGTGGGATAACCAGTTCAAAAGCACCGATCCTTGCCATATTCAGCGGATATTCGATAATTGGAATCTCGCCCAGAATATGTGTGTCGTAGGAAACAACCTTCGACTCCACAATTTCAAAATACTCATGATCGGAATAGCAACTGTAATGTACCACTCCGTTTTCATCCACCACATACTTAACACCCAAAATTGGCTTGTTGCCTAAACCGTTGTTATAGACCACGAAGGTATTTCTGGGATCAAGAGTGTAGATTTCAAACGGTGATTCATCGTCCTCTCCTGCCATTTCATCCGGGAGTACCATACGGAAGGAAGTTCCGCAGATATGAAACCAGTCGGCAAGTTCCTTGTCCTTCGCAGGCTTTTCCTCTGCAAATACGAACTCATTAAGCTGATTGATTGCATCAGCAATGTTCTCAGCGTTTCCTCTGGAAACATACTGTAGCGGCTCACCCATGAGGTAGCCAGACTTGAATGAGACAATCTCATTCGCACGATTCTCAACGATCTTGTTTGTGATCTCAGGTCTTACTTCCTTCACACGGTTAAGAATCGGCTGTCTGCCCTTGTAGTAAGACCACAGGTAGCTGATCTCACTTCGGTTCTTCCAGTGGTACGGTAATGCTTTTCGCAAAATCTGAACCACGTTACCAATATTCACTTCGGTTTCATCTGTCAGGATCATCCTTCGTCCGTTCAGATGTAAATAGGGTTCTACCACTGGTGACACCTCCTTCTTAATAATCTATCTCTATGGTTTATTATAGAACTCTTCAATGGTTATGTCAAGCAATATTTAAGCATAAGCATTGGAGACTTTTTGAGAGAATTAAATCCTTCTGTCCATAATCTCAACCGTATTTCCGATCAGTCCTCTCAGTTCATTTTCAAGCAATGCAAGGGAGTCAGGTGCGTCATCGTGCGGCACTTTACCGGATCGGGTATAAGTAGTCACCTGTTTCAAGAAAGCTGCATACTGACTGTTCCTTGCATACAGGGACGGGTCTTTGAAGTAGAACTTCTTCAAAATATTGTCCGATGCAAACTCAATACGGGTCTGCTTATTGCTGATCGTCTGCTTCGTTCGGATATTGCACACATATTTCCTGTCAGTCAAAATCTGCTGCACATCACGGGCAAAATACTTACCCGCATTGTTTGACTCAAAGGTACTGGCTACCACTTTGTTATCAATGAGTGCCTTTGCACATTCTGGTTTGGTTACTTCCGGTACAGAGTCATCAAAGACTACATCTACGATATAGACCTCACTTCCATATACCGCAGCAATTGGCATTGCACAGAAGTCATCTCCGGTGTCCGCAGTATCACAGACAGCAATGATACTGTCAGGATCACGGTCAATCG